GGCAGTTTGGCGGGCCTGGCGGCCGCTGTCATCGTCGGTGCCGGGCAGGGCGTTTTGGAAGGGTCAACACCCCGGGATCGTGCGTGGCGCTGTATTGCCCATGTGCTCCTAGGTGTTTCGACTTTGGCCTTTGGGCCCAAGATCGCCGTTATCCACATGCTTTGGAATTTCGCCGTCGGGCGCCTTGGAAAGAGGCACCTTCGGCTGAACATCGTCGCCGCAGCACAGCGCCTTCTCGCCCACAAACTTAAGGGGCAGTCGGCTGCAACGGGCGCGAGCATCGCAGCAGCGTACTCGCGCAAGCAAGAGTGTCACCAGACGATCTGGGGACACAAGACCGGCTCGAACGTGCACAAGTTCGTCCCTGGTCAGATGGTTACACCCACCATGGGCATGGTGGAAAGCCATCTACTCGCCAGTTATGACCCGTCTTCAGTCGTGTTCAAACCGACTAAGACGCGGGATGATGGGTTCGAGTACGAGCACACGTTGTTCGAGGCATCCAAGCCAGTCGCTGGGACAGTCTCACATTTCGGGCTCGTTGGCAGGTGCGTTATGTCGCCCACCCCGGATGCAGCTGGGGAGGAGGTGGCGCTTCGTGCACGCGTTGGTAAGGAGTTCTGGATGAATAAAGGGGATAACGGTGTCATCGTTGATGCTGCTATGGAGGCACTCAAGCTGTGCTACCTCCCCCTTCTGAAGGAACATGTTGAGCCGGTCACTAAGCCCGTGCCGCTCAAGGAATGGCTCAAGAGCCAGACCCCTGCTAACATCCGTTTGTACGAGGCGCTCATCGCCGATGGGTTCACCTTGCCAGAAAAGGAGCGCCTCCGCTTCAAGTCGTTCTTGAAGATGGAAACTGTTGTTCACGATAGCAGCGAAGAGCTGGAGACTTACCAGATGGACTCCGCGGGTTACCTTTTCAAGGACCCCCGTCTCATCCAAAGTCCAGACAAACGTCTCGTGTTACAAGTGGGGCCATGGCTGCGCAAAGCGGCCAAAGCTTTCAAAGCCGGTCTGCGACCGCGCTGCGGTGCTGACGTCCTCGACGGCAAGCACATCTTCTATAGCTGTGGCAGCAACGCCCGCAGCACCGGCGTTGGCTGGGATCACCTCATCGATTGCGTCCAGAGCACTCTGGACCCCGATGACGACCTGATTTTCTTGGAGATGGACTTGTCGCGCTTCGACGCACACATGCAGAAAGCCGCCTTTGGTGCGCTCGACGCTTGCTATGGGGTCATCCTCCCCCGGCACATTAGGCGTAAGCTACGCAGAGGAAAGCAGCGCGGTCAAACCGCGCATGGCATCAAGTATTCGGTGATGTTTGGTATGTGTAGCGGCATGCCTGATACGTCGCTGGGTGACGCTATTATGAACGCAGGGATGCAGGTTGCGGTTTTCGGGGCTCGTCAGCGATGGGCCTCTGTCGTCCTCGGGGATGATTCCGCGACCGTCATGTCCCGTAAGCTCTTCAACGCCATTGGCGGCGTTGCGGGAGTGTGCGAAGCATATCAGCGGCTTGGTATGGAGGCTGAAGTCATTCTTCACGCGGAGCGGGAGTACGTCGGGTACTGCTCCAGTCGGTTTATGCGCGTTGGGGGCTCTTCAGTCCTCATTCCGCGTGTTGGCAAAATGCTTACGAAGCTTTGCACCGATTGGCAGTGTCGCAGCGGAAAGAACGCAGACGCATGGCTTGCCTCGATCGCCACGACGCTCCTCATGATGGGGCGCTGCGATCCGCTACTGCTGGCACTTGGGGAAACCCTCAGGAAAAGTGTTGGTGGGGTGCGAGAGAGGGTTGATCGCGACCTCGAGTTTTCTCGGTCGCGGATCAGCGGGGTTGTTGCCACTCGGCCGGAGTACTTGGAATACTACCGGCTGCACTATGGCTTCGGTCCCGCTGAGGTGGACGCGTGCGTTGCTGAGCTTTCACAGGCGAAGCGTGGCATGCGATCCGCTCACCCGCTGCTCCTCGCGCTATCGGCCGTCGACTGCTAGACGCCGAACTCACGGTAATCCCGTCGGACACATGGTGTGGTAACTGCGGCTTTCAGCTGATCTGATCACTTCTCCACAACTATGTCCGGCGAATCGAGCTCATCACCCGAACCGTTGGAAGCATGTAGCTAGCTCTCGCACGCGATCGTTTCGCAGACAATTTGAGCCGACCTGTCCTGCCCCTCCCTGGGGGTGGGTTGCCAACCTTTTGAATGGCGCCCGTTTGGGCGCCG